ATTCGAGAGGGCTATAAATAGCCCTCTCTTCCTATCAGGAGGTGAATCGAGTGGATAAAAAATACAAAGTTTTAGTTGACGGCTTAGAACTAAACGGGGAAAAGCTGAAAAAGGGTAAATTTACAATTTTACCTTGGCAAACCGGAGAACGGTTTATGATGAATGGCTGGGTTGAACCGTTGAAGGACGGTGAGACAAATGAAACCGAAATTGATAATAGCACCGACAGTGGAACCGGTAAGTCTAGCAGAGGCAAAAAAGCATCTGAATCTGTATGATGATTTCACAGAGGATGATGATTATATTGCTGGTTTGATCAAGGTTGCCCGGGAATTCGGTGAGGATTTGACCGGATGGGCGTTTGCAGAACAAACCCGAGAGATTTATCTGGACCGGTTTCCTAATAAAAAATTTATTGAGTTACGGCAGTATCCGTTAATTAGTGTAACAAGTTTCACTGTAACAGATTATACAGGTAACGTTACAACGTTACAACCGGATACGTGTTACATCGTTGATACGGATTCTGCCTTTGGGCGTGTTGTGTTACCGTTTGGTAAAGCATGGCCATCAATGCAATTGTATCCGATTAATCCGATTAAGATCAGATTTGTTTGCGGGGATGTGGTCAGGCTCCCGGAAACCTATAAACAAGCTATGTTGGTTCATGTGGGGTTAATGTATCAATATCGCGAATCTATTCCAGAAAAAGAACTTCAAACCATAATCCGGGCTTATCGAAGTGCGAACTGTTTAAGGTGGTGGTAGGATGCTTACAGCAGGAGAACTTAATCAATCTATCACTCTGCTTGCTAAACTCTATTGGGTGAATGGTGCAAAGGATTTTATTTTTGATCTTACTCCGGATCAGTATGAAGAGATTACCGACAATTATGGCGCACCGGTTAACGAATATGCTCCGTGGAAAAAAGTTCGCGCTAAAGTTCAAATTGGTTCTGGCCGCGAGTTCTATGGTGCTAAAAAAATTAATAATTCCCTTGAAGGGATTATCCAAATCCGGATGATTCCAGGTATTACATCCGATATGAGGGTTATGGTTGATGGCCAGATTTATGAGTTAATTGCACCACCGATTATTGCTGGGCAGAAGCCATGGGAGCGATATATTGAGCTCCATGTAAGGCGGGTGACTTAATGGTAATGTCTGAATTGGGATTGAAGCTCGATGGAATAGATGAACTACTCAAAGTAATGCACGCCATCGAAAAGGATATGGAAGCAGCTAATGGACGGGCGGTACTCGCCGGGGGACGGGTCATCCAAAAAGAAGCAAAAGCAAGAGCACCGGTTCGAGATGGTGGTCCGAAAAAAACATATTTAGGGACATATCGCGAACCCGAAAATCTGAAAAAGTCCATAAAGGTTAAAGTTTTGAAACCAAAAGAACCTGGACGACGGCTGGCGTTGGTTGGCCCAGCAGTTGGTAGACGAGAAGCCCACGATGGTTTTTATGGTGATTGGGTTGAAAAAGGACATCGGATTGCCCGATTTGTCGGGAAAACACCTGACAAACGGTACCGCAATTATGTCCGGATGGTACGTCGTTACGAATTTGGCGACTCAAAAACACAACCCCGGCCGTTCATGCGCCCGGCATTTGACGCAAAAGCACAAGAGGCCCAGCGGAAGATGGTCGAGGTATACAAAAAAGTCATTGACCGCAAATGGGAGAAAGGGAAAACCATTGAGGCAATTGGCGACATTATAGAGGGTGATTAAGCATGCTTGAAAAGGCACTTACGAATTATCTATTGAAGCATAACGAATTAAAGGCAATTCATAAAGGTCGTGTATGTGCGGGAATTGCCCCGGAGAAGTGGGAAGCACCATATATGACGCTTTTTTTAATTTCCAACCCTCCAGAAATGCGCCGATTGGGTAGGCCGGTACCAAGGATTCAGATCAGCCATTTTGCCAAAACATACGGGCAAGTCAGGCAAATGGCTGATTTGACTATTCAAGCCATTGATGGTTTTTCCGGAATAATGGTTGGAGTAAGCGACATTAAAGTCATTCAATCAATCTCCGAGGATCCGGAGGTCATGTATGAGAACGACACCGGATTATATCACTGTCCGGTGGACTTTCGAATTATTTTGCGAAAAGGGGGAGAATAATGCCGTATCAAACTACAGTTGTTAAACCGGATGCCATCCGGATTGGATCGGCAAAAATCGAAATTGGCGATGACGTCAATGCGCTGAGCAATCTAGGAGCTGTCCGGAATGTGGCTTTGCAAGAACAGTGGGAAACTGTTACTATCTCAGGAGATAATGTCGGCACCATTAAAAAATACATCCGAAATCATATTGCTACCTTGACATTCAACTGGCTGGAGTTAGATCTGGATAGTCTGAGCAAAATTCGTGGTGGCATTGATAAGGTTTCGTTGGTTGCTGCTGAGCCTGTCTCTGTAACAAATGAAACATTAGACTGGGAACCCGGCAAGCCAATCAAACTGGCAAATAAAAATGGTAATGGAACCGCAGTATCGTCTCTTGTTATCAAAAAGGTAGAAGGGGGATCTGAAACCGCTCTTGAAGAAGAGACGGATTATTTCGTCTATGTCGGTGATGGTTCTAACGGAGAGGCCGGCGCAACTTATGTCGTACCTATTACGGAGCAGGCCGGAGATGTAAAGGCTAATTACTCTTATACGCCGAATGCTGCAAGAGTTTTGACCACCGGCGGGAAAATCGAAATTGCTCCGAAGGTCGTACGACTTACCAATGTTAACGAGGACGGGAAGAAATTCCAAGTCACGATTTACAAAGCTACGAATTCTTCGGGTATCAATCTTACCTTACCGGCCGATGATGCTGATGACGTTTGGAACACTCCGGTTACATTGGAAGGTTCCTGCGACGCAAATCGTGCAGTTGGCCAACAGTTACTCGAAATCTATGATGAGCAAAGTGTTGCCTAATCAAAGGGCGGGTATTATCCCGCCCTATCTCTTTTAAAAGGGGGAAATATGATGGCAGAAGCCAAAATTTGTGATTTGGACGAAATTTTACTGCCAAAAAGAATTATTAAAATCACTGGGAAGGTAGATAAAATTTCCCGGGAAATTGATGTCACGGAAATCCCGGCCAGGGTCATTCTCGAACTCATTAAACGAGAAAATGATTTGAAAAAGAAAATGGATGATCCGGATGATAATATTTTCGACTGGATGTTGGATATGGCCATTGATATTTGTAAGCCGTCTTTTGCGGAAATGACTAAAGATTGGATCATTGAGAATATGAGTTTTGACCAATTGCAACGATTTTTGCAATTTGTATTGCAACCAGTCAATGATTATATCGAGAGCGCGGTCGAGGAAGCAAAAAAAACAGTGGCCCAGAACGAAGCGTAAGCGGCAATCCTAAAGCAAAAAAATATAAACCAAAACCAAAGGAAATCGTTCTGGGCCGTATTTTGATGTGGAATTGGCATTGGTATGGATGTGATAAAGATTATCAATTAGATAATTTTTCAATACATCAGATATTCCAAATGTTCGAGCGCGGTATTGAATTGGAACGATTCCGCGCTGCAAAAATTGCTCAATATGTTTGGGGTAAACCGGATCCGGAACCCGAACCGGAAAATGACGGCGTCGACCTTGAAGCGAAGAAAAAAGTTTACGGACCCGGGCGAGAGATTAAGAGGTAATAATCTTTTTAAAAGTTTTTCTGATAAGACAGTCTTCATTATCCCAGAATTCACAGCGTTCTTTAATACAAGAATTACTTGTTCCACTGAAGCTTGAAAAAGGACATAATTTGGGCAGTGGTTTAAACATAATATTACCTCCTTATTATTAATTTTTTGGTTTATATTTTAATTCTCCTGACATATGTGAATAAAAACTATTGCCGAAAACTCTTATAAAGTTTTCATTTTCCGGTCGTTCTGCCCAAACTGAAATATCTCTTTGGATGCCCTTGGCTTTGAAAATAGTCAATATATCGCTGACAAGGGAATTAGTGATTTGTGCGACTTGAGCATGGGAACGAGGCACAAAATTTAAGTTTATTCGTACTGAGAAAATACCATTACTATCAGAAAATTCTTTAATGCTAAATTCTGCTTTTTGGTCATCAATTTGTCGAATAGCAGATAATTCATCGGCTGTCACAGGCTTATCAGTTGATTGCATGAACATACTTATTATCATAATTAACATTATTGGAACAAATATAGCAGCTAAGCAACCATTTGTTAACTTATCTCCTTCGGTCATGACTAGTTCACTCCTTTGGTTTTTGCATAATTTCTATTTTTGTCTAAATTTTCCTCTTTTTGAAATGAGGGTGATCAAATGGCAACTATGATTGGACGCCTTGCAGTCGCTTTACTTGGGGATATCAAAGATTTCAAACAAAATTTTGCCGAAGCCAAAAAAAGCGTACAAGATTTTAGTAAAGAGGTTAAAAAGGCTGACGTTGATCTCAAAAGGTTTGGCCGCAATATGACGCTAATAGGAACCGCAATCGTCGGTTCCCTTTTTGCTGTTACGAAAGCCGTCGCGGATAATGCTGATCAGATTGACCTTCTTGCAAAACGCACCGGCGTGACACGCGAGGAATTGCAAAAACTCGCTTATGCGGCGATGCAGGAAGGTTCAAGCATTGAGTCTGTCAGTACTAGTCTTGTTCGGTTGTCTAGAAATATGCTGGATGCTGTCAGAGGGACTGGAGAGGCAAAGAAGGCATTTGAAACGTTGGGCATACAGATTAAAGATGCAAACGGTCAATTACGAAGCGCCGACCAAGTCATGATGGATATAGCTGACAGATTCGCATCAATGACAAATGATACCGAACGCGCGGCAGTTGCCATGCAACTTTTTGGACGTGGTGGTGCAGAAATCATCCCGTTATTGCGAAACGGGCGGGATGGCATTCAAGAGTTAAAAGATGAAGCCGAAGCACTTGGATACGTTTTGAGTGAAGAGGATGTTAAGATATTAGAAAAACTCGGCGATGAATTGGCCGCGGTGAGAGTGGGATTCGGTAGCATTAGTAGACAAATTGCCGCCGATGTGGCTCCGGCGTTTTTACGAATGGCGACAATGACCAAAGATTTGTTTAAATGGATTCATCTATTGCCGGATGATTTGAGAAAATTAGTATCAAATGGAGCATTGGCGGCTGGGACTATATTAACTCTTGGTGGGGTTATGGCTATCTTAATTGCTAAAATTGCTGCCCTACGAAAAGAGTTAATGAGGCTTGGAACAACCTTTGGGGCTGTAATGGCGAAAACCATAGCATGGGCAGCCGTTTTTTTGGCGCTTGGGAAAGCTTATGAAGCATGGAAGGGCTTTCAGTTCGAAAAAATGACCAAGGAAGAATTGAAGAGCGTCACCACCTTGAACAAGGCCTTGGAAATCCAGCTTTACCTCAGTAATGAAATTTCCCGCGTCCAAGGGATTCTAGCCAAACGCCCGAAAGACCAGATTTATTTGGAACGGTTGGAGGATTTAAAAGAGCGAAAGGCCATTATTGATGCAATTGTCCAACAACTGACTACAGTACAGCTTGGGGAGGGTGGCGGGTTACCTCTTGATTTTAGCGAATCTAAATTTGATATTAATCAATATCTCAAGGACTTGCAAAAATCTCTTTCCGATGCGGAAAAAGAAGTCAAAATATTTGGTAATACAAACGAATTGGCAAGCAAAAAAGCTGATTTGCTAAAAACAGCCATTATCGAACTAATAAAGCAAAATGATAAAGGTCAATATAATAAGCAATTAGCAGAATTGGTATCGCAATATAAGACATGGGCACAACGAGCTGAAATCGTCGAAAAGGAACTGGAACGCGAACAGCAATCTCTCAATCTTATTAGACAAGCTCGACAAGAGGTCATTAACTGGAACAATCGGCACAAATCCTCTTTGGAGCTGTTGGCCGAAGAGTTAGAACGACAAGCTTCGCTTGAGAACAAAAATAAAAATGCCCTTCTCGAATATGCCAATGCCATGCGTGAGCTTGACCGGGCGCAGAATGCATTTAATAACCAAAAGGCTGCTTATGAGGCGATATTTACTGCTCAAGAAAAACTTGCAGAGATGACCGGGCAAGGTCGAAAAGAATGGGAAGATTTTGCCGATGAACTCGAAAGACTGGCTGGGGCGGAAGGTGTAATTGAAAGCACGTCCAATGCACTTTTGAAATTGGCAGATGCCATCAGACAAGCTGGCGAGGACAACGAGGCGAAAGAACTTCGCAAACAGTTGGCGCAAATTGCTCATGAGACCGCGCAGTTTGAACTTGATACCCAGATAACACAACTAGAGAATCAAAAGGCCTTATTGGCAATCCAAGGTGATAGCCTCGAAAACAGGGAGAAAGAGCTTGAACTAAACAAACAAATCGCCAAGTTACAAATTGAAAAACTCAATTTGGATATTGCTTCATTAGAGGCTCAAAAAGAAAAGGCTGCTGCTACGCAAAACGAAGTCGAAGTCCAACGGATTAATCTCGAAATTGCAAAAATGCGGGCGGCCATCGAAGGATATCAATTCCAGGTTGAACTGGATACAACGAGATATCAGCAACAATTACAACAGCCGATAACTAATCTGCAAAATGAACTCAGGGGTGCTACTTCATCGGCATTGGCCGCAGGGTTGCAAGATGGCGGCGTAATTGGTGCAATCGACAGCTTGGGCGATTATATGGCTAATAAATTCCGGACGAAGATCGCCGATGCGATGACGGATGCTTTGTTTAATACGACATTCGGACAAAATTTTAAATCATTTTTCACTCGCTTGTTTGGCGGCGCGGCTGCTGCAAATGCAGGAGCACAAGCCGGTGCTGCGGGGGCTGCTGCAACAGGCACGGCTGCTGCCGGAGGATTAGCTGGATTTTTCGCTTCGCCTTGGGCGTTGACTCTCGGAGGTCTTGGACTCATCGGGAGCTTATTTGCAGGTTCTCGCGGAAGTACCACTATCAACATCCAGGCGAGCGCTGGGAATATTGTGGCAGATTATGCGACGGCTAATTTCAAAGAGGTTGTGTTACCATCGTCATATATGGGTCAAGGGGTGCCGTCAAGTGCAGTTGCGCCGGTTTATAACGTGAATGTGAGTGTCACTGCGGCCGGCAGTCTGATTGCAGAACGAGACCTTGACAAGCGGATCCAGTCTAGCGTCGAAGCCGGCATAGCCAAAGCCAATGCAAAAGCGACAAAATGGCAGGCGGTCACAACGGTATCGGGGTGATATCATGGACGACAAATCGAAAATGTATTCGTTAACCATCGAGGATACCGAAATATTCATTCGGTATCCTCGAGGATACAATCCATATGCAAATTTAGCCATACCGCGCATATCTGAAAAAAAAATGCTGGCTGGAACCAATTATCAGGATTCCGGACTATATCATTCGGATGGCCGATTTATTATTTCGGGCGATTGGTTGGATCCAGATGCCCAAGAAGCTCTGTTGAATGAATATTACGGTCAACGACGACCGATGCTGTATAAATCATATCTATCGGATCCGCCGGAAGAGTGGCTGGTCATTTTCGGATCATTCGTGCCTTATCCGCAAAATGTGCAATATGAAAACCAACAATCATGGACGCTTGAATTATTCATCTTGGGTAAATACATCAACGGGGAGTTGGTGAGATGAGACAAGTATCGAAAAAAATTCTCGACATGTTAAAGAGCGGATACCAACTCAACCCAAAAACCCGTCTTGTGGTGGATATCGATCCGCCTTTCGTGGGTACTGATTTTAACCAGGTTGGAGCAGATCCGTTTCTGTATCTTTACAAAAATGTTTTATATTTGACTTTCATAGATGGCGAATATATCAAGGTCGCCATTGTTGATCGGGCCAGTAATAAGGTGATCGATCTATTACGAAAAATTGATGCACCGGGTGCCAGCAGCCCGAAACTGACCTTTGAGCCGTCAACCTATACAAGTATGCCGGATTTACCGCATGTCGTGTATATAGACACATCAACCGGCAAGGTCATGGCATATCGGGAACAGTACAATGAAAAGCTGGAAATTGTAAAGCGTTACGACGAAATCGGCACAGGCTCATCTATTGATGTTGTCCGAGTCAATCATGATATCTATCATTTTTACACCGGCAGTGATGGAAAATTATATGAGCGCAAGCAAGGCGAATTTGCCACCGTCTTAATCGAGCCGGAAACAGGAGCCATTACCTCCGTCCGGGCATTGTTATTGCCGGATGGGCGAATATGCTTAATCTATCTCGTTTCATACGGACAAAACGGCGGCGAAATCCGGACGGCGTATAGCAATCTGCTGTTGCCCATCCGATTGAATGGCGACGGTGTTATATCCGTATCAGAGCTGACATCGTTTGAGTTTAAGCAGACGGCATATCAATACAACGAAGGCATCGAAACAACAGCCAGCGCGATATTAGAACTGATTGCAACGATATTTTTGTTTGCAGAAGGCGTTGTACCACATTCGCAACTGACTGAGTTTGCATTACCTAAACCGCACTATTTTGATGGGAATGTAGAGTCATTGGCGTCGCTGATACAGTTCGCGTTTCCGGTGCCTCATTTTTACGATGAAGGCGTTGAATCAACCGCCTCTTTGCAGGCGCTTGAATTAGTATCATAGGAGGTAAACCATGAAAATAGAAGTGCCTCAAATCATGATAAAAAGGTATATCGAGCCGCAAGACCCGCTTGAGACAAAGGTGGGTGTAAAAGGACATTTTCACGTTGTCAAGAAGCGGCGCGGAATCATCGTGCAGGAGTTGGATTTTGACAATATCATAGTTGACACCGGACTTAAAAGATTTGCTTCGGATTCACAAACTACATTAGACAAAATAAGGTATTGCATCCTTGGAACCGGTACGTCTACACCGACATCAACAGATACATCGTTGCAAGCAGGGGTGCCGTCTACAAAAAAATCATACAGCTCGTTAAGTTCAAAACTCGGCAGCGGTGCAGATTGGTATCTACAAATGGTGTATGAATATGGATTAAGCGATGCCGTTGGCACATGGACAGAAGTGGCATTGACATGGGACTTTGGCAGTAGCGTCACTAGTCCGATTTTCTGCCGGATGCTATTTAAAGATGATGAAGGGAATCCGATTTCTATTGAAAAGACTGGGGATGATACCCTTACGATTATTTATACATTGCATTTCCAGCGGCTTTCGGATACTCCGACAACCAATATTATTAATATTGAAGGTGTCGGTGATGTAACTGTATCATCCATTATTTTAAATAAGCATTTAGAAATATGCTCATATGAATTATTCTTTCTCAATCAATTTTCATATAGCTATTATAGAGACCATATAAGATTGGGTACAGGAATAGGCGATATATTACCGACAAGAACCGCTTGCTACAATCCAATCAATATAGTGCCGACATTAATACAAGCGGCAAGCTATGTTTCCGATGCTTTATATCGGGAATTTATATTTGAGTGGCCTAATACCGTAACCGGGAACATATCTGAAGCTATTTTTACAATCGGGTCAGCACAGTCCTCGATTAATAATGGGCCGTCGGTTTACATGCAATTTTACCCTGTCATTCCCAAATTAGACACAACAAAGAAAATCCGCTTGCGTCCACGGATAACGTACTCTAGAGCCGCATAGGAGGCGGTTACATGAGGATTGTAAAAGATGTTCAGGTATACGGGTCATTCATACCAATTTCAAATGTGGGGGGAGATTTTTCGGATCTCTCCCTGTTTGTTTTTTGGGAACAGTGCGGCATCACTTATTCCCGTACTAAGTTCAAAAATTATGTTATTGACAATAACGGAATATATCGAGGATCAATCAACTCTGGCCGGTGGTCTGGAATAACTCAGTTTTTGACCGATGGGAAAAACCCGTCTATTCAGATGCAAAACAGCAAACCTGCTCTTGTGCTATGGGAAAAAGATGGGAAATTATACGCTGCTCCATCAACGCTGATGGACGAAATCATTTCGGCCCAAACCACCATAAAAGCTGATCTTGAATCCGATTTTGCTGTAGAGCTTGCTAATGATGGCAGGTTTACGGCAAAGGATACGCCGTATGCATAGATGTTTTCTAATGAGAAAACAGTTGCCATAGAAATGGGCTATGGTGACGAACTGTACCGAATGGCCACATGTCAAATAGAATCGGTCAATGCCTCAAGAGATAATAACGGTGGGATGCTTATGGTCAATGCGCGAAACAAATATACAGATCTTTTGTCCTTACCTATGACCAAAACATTCGGGCCGAAATACCCTGCAAAACCGAAAGAGATTGTTATCGAGGGCTTTCAGGTTGATAAACCAATCCCGCCTCGACAAGTGGTAGAGGTTCGGATTGATGCACCGGCGCCAGTCAGGTGGTATCCGGAGAGCATGGAGTTGACCAATATCGTTGTCACCGGCGACTCCCCTGGACAGGTCACTATATCGCGTGTATATGGCCAGACGGAAATAATGGGGTTTGTCCTCGTCGCCAACCAGTCGGACTCGGACGTTACTGTCTCGTTTGACGTTCTGGCCGCAACAAATACAGATGCTGCGTCGGCCGTATCATTTACCGAGCAGATACGGAATGAGGAAATAAAATTATCAGGTACTACTCCGACGAGATTGACAAAGAAAAGCGTTGATGTTGAACTCAATCGTCGAATTGTAGTCACAAATCAAGACGGGAGCCTGACGTATATCGCGTTTGATGAAGATAATCCGGATGCTTGGTGGGACTACAAAGCCGAGCTTGACGAAGACGGCTACACAACCATTGTGCGTAATCCATCCGGGAATATATCCGATGGGCAAACAGTGAAAATAACCTACGAATATGCTGTTGGAACGAGCGGAAAATTGACAATAAAAGGCGGAACTAATACAGCATATTCAGTCCTTTTGTTTGCCGATGAATGGGAACCTCGCTCACTCCAGATTCGTATCACAGGCGTTTCCGGTGGCGGAACAGATGGGTCACTTGAGACGTATAAAGAAAAATATGCGCCCGTCCATGTTTTGTTTAGCCCATCCGTCAACGGTGCCGGGATGCAGGTGTTGTTGACTAAGGCCCATGCTACATCGGATCTGACCATCACTTACGAGATATGGGCCCGACAGTACAAGGATAAACTAGCCAAATACTGGTCAGCCGCTGATGTCATCAGGGATATTGTCAAGCTTGCAACATACAAGGATTTAAAAATTGGCGAACATAGAGGTAAATTGGATGCTGGGCAATTTTCTGACACCATCTTTATTGCCATGGAAGAGAGCATCGACCCGGAAACGGTACGCGTTGAAAATTCCGGGACCGATGATGTACAAATTAGTCTGATTGCAGCCGGATATATCCCAGATGATGATGGAGGCGAAACATGGGGTGTTCGGGTGGCTGTTACTCGGACAATGCCCACTGGATTGGAGCAGGATTATTCATTTCAGATTTGGGGCCAGTTTATCGGCAGAACGGATTTCTTCTACCCGTTGGATTTGGTTATGCCCGAGCTTCCAGATACCGTCTTCGATAGGACGCTGCAGATTGTTGACCAGTCTATCGAGGACGCGCTCAACAAAGTGTTGCAAATTTCATTTGCTGACGACCGGGCCAAATTTAAAATGATGTTCGGTGGCAACGGCGAGCGGATTATCCGACCATATCGTCTGGAAGCTCAGGTAGATACATTTACAGCGGCAAATATGGCGTCAATCTCAAAACAGACCGGGACTCCGCAAATTTATGACCGAGTCCAAATCAAGGGGGCTATGACCCCGTCCTATTTGGTCACGACGAAAAAAGTTCTATTGCATGACCAAAGCGGCGAACCGTTGGCCGGGCCGAAATGGATAAGTGATATCTATTTCGATTTCAAATTTGACCAAGAAATCCGCCCAGAGTCATTAGAGTTAGAAATAATTTGGCTTAAAAAAGCTACCTTGACAATCCATAAACGCAGTACCAGCGGATGTACACTCCGGATGCATAATACCAGCGATGGAGATTACAGGAC